CGAACGCAGAGTCTTAGGAAAGCGAAGATTGAGGATGCGGCGTGGGTCAAGCAGACGCGCTGGGTGTATTACGACAAAGAAACCTACCGGATTTACGAGCAGGCCGAGAACGGCACGGAGCGGGGCCCGATCGACCTGGTTTCCGAAGGGCGGCATGGGCTGGCCAAGCAGGCCCGGGTGCCTTTGGTGGAGTTACGCGTGTCGGAAGGACTTTGGCTGTTGAACAAAGCCGGGTCGCTGCAGCTGGAGCACTTCAATAAATCGAACGCGCTGGGATGGGCACTGACGATGGGGCTGTTCGCCATGCCGGTGGTTTACTCGGAACGGGACTGGAACCAAGTGATGGGTGAGTCTTACTACATCCAACTTGGGCCGCAAGACCGCTTTGGATGGACGGAGCCCGAAGGCCATGTCTTCCAGATTGCGGCGGATAATCTGGCGAGGCTACAAGAAGAGATCTACAGAGTTTGTCACGTCACGCACGCCGGCGCTGCTACGTCCGGGAGCAATGCGCAGTCGGGACTTAGTAAGCAACGCGACTTCGCGATAACACAAGAGGTGCTGCGAGCTTATGGTGACGCGGTAAAGGAAGCCATAAAGCGCGTGCTGCGGGCGATTGAAGCGGCGCGCGAGGACGATCTAAGCATCGATGTCTCGGGAATGGACGAGTTCGACATCGGCGATTTTGGAACGGAATTATCCGATGCCGAGAGGCTGCTGCAGTTGGGAATCAAATCGCCTACGTTGCAAAAGCAAGTGTTCAAAAAGCTGGCCTTTCAATTCCTATGCGACGTGAGACAGGAAGTGAAGGACCGGATCGGCCGGGAAATCGATCAACAAAGCTAGAAGGCGAAAGGTTGGGAGGTTTATGGAAGAGGAGAAGAAAGACGGCACGGATTTGCGCCCCATCATTCAGGGGGTGATTGAGGAGTTTGTGCGCGCGCAACAGGTGAGAGCGGAGCCTGCTTACAAAGCTGAGTTACTGGACGAGCGCAAACGGCGGGAGGATTTGGAGCGGCGGCTGAATGAATTGGTTGTGGAAAACCAGCGCAGCCGTCAGATGGCGGAAGAGGCTGAGCGAAGCATATCGATTCGTTCGGAGCTGCAGCGGCTGGGCGTAGCAAAACTGGACTTAGCTTACAAGGCCGTGAAGGACGACATTCAAAGGGGCGAAGACGGGCGCCTAACGGCCAAGGGCGGGCAGGGCGAGGTTGCGGTGCGTGACTACCTGACGCAGTTCGTGCAAGAGAATCCAGAGTTGCTACCGGCGCGAATCACGGGGGGCTCGGGCGTGGGGTCGGCGCCCAAGATAACGCCCAGTGGGGGCGGATTGGACCTGGACAAGATTCGACCCGGCATGAGCGCTGAGGACTTGGACAAGGCGCGCCAAGAAATCGCGCGGGTAGCAAGCCAGGCGATGCGCGGTCTTTGATAGGCGCTGGGGAAGCAGCCCGAAAGAAGAGCAACCCCGGGGCGACTGAATGAGAGTAACAAGAAAAGGAAGAAAAGATGGCAACAATTACTTCAGCAAATGTCGCAAGTGCGATTGTCAAATTAGTCGCGGTGGACGCATTACCGGCGCTTGTCACTAACCTGGTGATGGGCAACTTAGTCAACCGGGATTACGAGCCAACGCTGGCGCACGCGGGGGATACGGTGAACGTACCGATTCCTCCAACTCTGGTGGCGAACAACATCGCGGAAGGGGGGACGGTTCAGCCTCAGAATCCGAACCTCGGAAACGCGCAGATTGTGTTGAATACGCATGCGGAGGCGACGTTCCAGATTCCGGACGTGACGAAAGTGCTGGCGGTGCCAGACCTTCTGAAGCTATACATGCAGCCTGCGGTAGTAGCTTTAGCAGAACGAATCGAGTCCGATCTTTTGGGCCTGTACTCGCAGTTCACGTCGAACGCACCGGTGGGGCTCCCCGGCATGGCTGTAACTGAGGCGGTGGTGGACCAGGCGGAGACGTCGCTGTTCCAGGCCATGGTGCCTGCAAGCGCGGGTAAATATTTGGTTGTCGACCCGGTGACTTACTCGGCCCTTAGGCAGATTCCGCGCTTCAGCGAATATTACTCGGCTGGCGAAGCCGGACTACGCGCGTTGGTGGATGGCGCGGTGGGTAAGTTAAAAGACTTTTTCATTTTCCGGTCTCAGTTGGTGCCGAAAACCGGAAGTGGGCCGGTCACAACTCATAACGTCGCATTCGCTCGGGATGCGATGGGATTGGTGATCCGCCGGTTGCCTCAACCGTTGCCCGGAACGGGAGCGGTGGCCGAATACGCGGAGCTGGGCAACTTCGGCTTGCGCGTGGTGATGAGCTACCAGCCCAACACTTTGGCCCAGCAATTCACCGTGGATGTGCTGTACGGAGTGGCTGTGCTTCGCAATAGCTTCGGCGTGCAGGTTCAGAGCTGACGCTCTGAATCTCGCGTGAACGCGGTCAGGTGGAAGTGGCGACAGGCGTGAAATTTCCAGTTTGCCGCCACTCTTCCCGGCCGACCTTGAAGCTTGCTGAAGAACAGGTGACTGGCAACGCTCGCCCCGCGGCTTGGGAACGTCGACGGTCACTGTTTTTGGCACCGAGCGGCCTGTGGAAGAAGTTTCGAGGGCTGGCAAAAATGGTGACAGGCACGAACTTTCGCGATCGCAGATCTCGGTTTGTGTTGGGTTAGGGTGCGCGAAGATTCGAGCCTTTGTCACCACATTTGCCGAGTAATAGGGGGAAGCATGGATCTAAGACAGTTCTATCAGAAGTTGAGAACAATCGAGCGGGAGATTGCCGATCCGCATGTTTTGGTAGTGAGCCACGAAACGCCTGACGGCGGGAAGGCCGGACAAAAGGCCGAGGTGTCACGCAGTATCGCCGCAAAATTGATTGTGGAAGGGCGGGCGCGTCTGGCCGGCGCTGAGGAAATCGCCGAATACCGGGCAGCGCTAGAACAAGCGTTGCATGATGCGGATCAGCGAGCCATGGCCCAGAAGATCCAGGTGAACGTGGTGTCGGAGGCCGACTTTCGGGCCATCAAGGGCGCTCCGAGGCCCGAGAAACGCTAACGGCCGGGTGTTCAATGGCATTGTTTACGGACGGACCAATCAACAGCACGAGCGATCTTCAAACTTACGAGAACGCCATTCTCACGGTAGCCAATACTGAACAGATCGATTTGGATGGAAAGAGCAAGCTGGCGCAAGGCGAGATCGCGGCTGAGCTAACGCTGTTCCTGCTGCGGCGGCTTCGGCAGCAAGACACGCCATGGGCTATAAGCACTCGGAGGATCATCGGCGTGAGTGACGTAGTAGTGACGGAGCCATTGCGGCGTTGGCATGCTCACAAGACCCTGGCGTTGGTATATCGAGACGCCTACAACAATCAGCTGAACGATAGGTACAAAGGAAAGTGGACTGAGTATGATCTGCTGGCCCAAGCGAGCCAGCAAAGTTACCTTCAAATCGGAGTGGGGTTAGTTTGGGACCCGATCCCTAAGGCGGCGATCCCGGTGTTGACGGCGATCCCCGGGAACGGTTTGGCGGCGACTTACTATGTGGCGGTTGCGTGGGTGAACCAAACAGGACAGTCCGGCAGCGCCAGCGAAATTGCGCAACTTACGACGTCGACGGGCCAGCAGCTGATGGTGACGGCACTGAATCCCCCAGGGAACGTTACGGGGTGGAATGCGTTCGTTGGGAGTTCACCGACCACAACTTCTTTGCAGAACTCCAGCCCGATCGCAATCGGCGATACCTGGACGCTTTCAGCGGCCGTTCAAACCGGAGCGTGCGCGAGCCAGGGTCAACAGCCTACCTGGTTTCTGGTAGACCAACGAGTGATTGAAAGGGGCTAAGGGTGCTGCAGATCGGCAGTCTAACCACGAACAAACTAATGGCAATTCTGGTGGGTACCGGAGGAGTGCCGGAAACGGTGTCCGCACTCGCCGCCGAACTCAGCATAGAGTTGCCTGCGGTAACGCCGCAACAAGTTATTGCGCAAAATGCCGCGCCGGACCTGGCTGAACACAGCTTAGTTACTAAGTACCCTATCGTTTGTATCTACTGCGGCAAGATTGCGAACCGGCAGCGAGAGAAATTCCGAACGTTTTCGGGAGACGCCGATATGGTGATTGAGGCGCGAGTGTCGCAAGATCGCCTGGAAGACATCGGGCCCAACACCCAGATGTACGTGGACGCCATCACCGCGGTGCTCGACTGTAACAGGGGAGATTGGGGAGACGGAGTTTATTATGGCGGCGGCTACGAAGTTGCGTTTGGCGGCGTGAAGCAGGGTGGACGCAACTTTCTGCAGATCGCAAAGGTGTCCATTGTTTTGGAAATCAGTGCTTAGGAGATTGCTGAAAAAACCGATGATCATCTAGCAGCCTGTCTCGGAAGTCCGGGGCCTGGCAAAAATGGCGACAGGCACGAAATTTCGCGATGACCGGTCTCGCGGTTTGTTGTACTTGCGTGCGCGAAAATTCGAGCCTGTCACCACATTTGCCGAATCGATCATTTCTGCCACAGCTAGCACGGTAAAAACAGACCACATATGTCGTACATTCTATCGAATGACAATCGTTTCTACGTTCAGACGGAGCAGAGCTACGGGAGCGCGGCCACAGTGGCCGGCACGAACCGAATCCCCGCAGTGAGCCTTAGTATCAAGCAACAGACCGAGAAGGTTCAGCGCAAGGACAAAACGGGCTCTCGAACTTTCGTTGGAAATCCTAGTGGTCTCCGGCTGAACACAAGCTTCGGGCTGAAGAGTTACATGACGAGTTGGGCAGATCAGACCACGCTGCCGGCGCATGGACCGCTGTTCCAAGCATGCCTGGGAGGGCAGGCGACGATAGCCGGAGCCGGAACAGTCGCGGGAATGCCCACGTCGACTCAAATAGCGTTCACAACGCCGCACGGGCTTTCCCCTGGACGAGCAGTCACGAGCGGGGGTGAACTGCGCTTTGTCTCCGCTGTAGTGGATGATCTCACCATTCAGTTACAGGCGCCCTTCACGACGCCGCCCGCGACCAGTTCAACCACCGGGCCGACGGCGGTTTACCAGCCGGCGGAGGCGTTGAATAGCGTGACGATCTTTGACTACTGGAGCCCAGGTACAGCCGTACAGAGAATTCTACCGGGTGCGGCGCTGGATAAACTTACGCTCAACGTCAACGGAGATTTTCACGAATTTGAGTTTTCGGGTCAGGCTCAGGACGTTCTGGACAGCGCCAGTTTTCAAAGCGGAGAGTCGGGACTTACCGCTTTTCCCGCGGAGCCGACGCTTGGATCCTTCAACTACTCGATCATCCCGGGTCATCTGGGACAGGTGTGGCTGGGCACTCTGCCCAACCGTTTTTTCACACTTACTAAAGCCCAAGTGTCATTTCAAAATAATATCGACCTGCGGGCAGAAGAGTTCGGGGCGATCCTACCGCTAGCGATTGCGCCGGGACAGCGAACGGTGACCCTGGACTTCAGTTTGTACCAAGTGGACGACGTGCCGACGCAATCGCTTTACCAGGCGGCGCGCCAGAAATCGCCGATCAGCGTGATGATTCAACTTGGCCAACAACAAGGGCAACTTTTCGGTGTGTATATGAAGAGCGTGATTCCGCAGGTGCCCCAGTTCGAGGACACAGAGACGCGGCAGCAGTGGCAATTCCAGAGCAGCCGGGCGCAGGGGAGCGTGAACGATGAAATTTTTGTCGCGTTCGGCTAGTAAAGAGCGCGGTACGCCGGCTCCAAGCGGAAATCGCGCGGTGGATTCCTACGAGAGCGTCATCCTGGTTCGTTCAAAGGCGATACCGGCGGTGACTTACACCATCAACCGGATTTCCTTCGGGCGCCGGATGGAGTTGAGCAGGCGAGCGCGCGATATCAGCAAGAGAGCGGAGTTCCTGGAGGCCGGCGGGCAGTTGCACGAGAAAATCGAAGCCGGAATACTAGCGCAAGAGGTAGACGCGATGTATCTGACTTGGGGATTAGTGAGCATCGCGGGGTTGACGATTGATGGCGAAGCGGCCAACGCCGAGCGGCTCATCGATAAAGGGCCAGACCAACTGGCCAGGGAAATCGTTGAGTCCATCAAGCAGCAGTGTGGGTTGAGCGACGCCGAAAGAAAAAACTGATCGTCGCATTCCATTTCCAGTTGGGTAACCAAGCCGCGTGGAAATGCGACGCGTGCCGTAAGAGTGGCTTGGAGAGAAAGAGGCGATGTGGCTGGCTAGGAGAAATCGAGACTGGCGGACCACCAGTGATTTGGGCGCGCGGCCGAGTGTCCGCCGCGAGCTGCCCTACGTCATATATCACGCCCGAGAGTGTCTCGCTGATGGAGGAATTCCACGCCTGGAAATTGATTGGCGCAAGCGACGTTTATCAGCTGCCGGCGCGCGTGGTGGAGGCGATTTTTGTTTTGGAGAACGA